ACCCCGACACCGGGCGCCGCGTGTACCGGCGTGGTCAGCTCATGGGGCCGAAGGGCGTCGGCAAGTCACCCGAGGCCGCGAAGTTCGCCATCGCCGAGTTGGAGCTCGGGATCATCTTCGACGGTTGGGACGCTGCCGGGGAACCGGTCGGCCGTCCACGGTCGAGGGAACGCGACGGAGCTACCCCGTGGGTGCAGATCGCGGCCGTGTCCCTCGACCAGACGGACAACACGTACGGGGCACTCCTTGAGTTGCTGACCGAGAACGACAGCTCGGCGGCCGACGCCCTCGGCCTTGACCCGGGCGACACCCGGACGGTACGCCGGTCGAACCATCGGGCACGCATCGACAAGGTCACTGCCAGTGCTGGCGCCCGTGAGGGGCAGCCGATCACGGCGGCAGTGATCGACGAGTCGCACCTTTACCTGCCGTCGAACGGTGGCAAGAAGCTTGCGGCGACGATCCGACGGAACGCCGCCAAGATGGGCGGGTTCACCCTCGAGACCACGAACAACTACGACCCGTCGCTAGAGACCGTCGCCCAAGCCACCGACGAAGCCGTCGGCGACAAGGCCGAAGGTATCTATCAGTGGAAGCCCCAAGCGCCACATGTGATGTCGCTGGCCGACACCCGGTCGCTGCGCAAGTCGCTCAAGATCCTCTACGCCGGGTCGCCGTGGGTGGACATCGAACGCCTCATCGAAGACGTCCGGGACCCTGACACCACCGAGGCAGACGCCCGCCGCTTCTACCTCAACGAGACATGGCAGGGCGCGGACGCCGCATGGTCTGCTGACCTGTGGGCGCCGCTGGCCGATCCCGACAAGGGCACCCCGCCCGATCGTGACCTGATCGCCCTCGGCTTCGACGGCGCCCGGTTCCATGATGCGACCGCCATCGTCGGTGTGCGCCTCGAGGACCGACACGAGTTCCTGATCGCCGTGTGGGAACGGCCAGTCGACGTCGACGACGACGATTGGGAAGTCCCGGGGCAGGAAGTCGCCGAAGCGATGGCGATGGCGTTCGACCGGTGGAAGGTGCATCTCGCCTACTTCGACCCGCCGTATTGGGAATCGGAGATCGACGGGTGGGCCGGGCAATGGTCGGCCGTCAAGAAGTGGTGGACCAACCGCACGAAACCGATGGCCTACTCGGTGCGGGCCTTTGACCAGATGGTCAGGGCTGGCGGGTGCAGCTACGACGGGTCAAACGTGTTGACCCGTCACACTCTCAACGCTCAGAAGCGGACCACCACGGTCCGCGATGACGACGGCCGGTTCCTCTGGACGATCCAGAAGAAGGGCCCGAAGTCGCCGCTCAAGATCGACGCCCGGATGGCCGGGATCCTCGCCCATGAAGCCGCAGGGGACGCGATCACACTCGGCGCACTCCGCAAGAAACGCAGCGGCAACGCCGTCTTCATCTAGCCAGGAAGGGAGAACACATGGAACCGCTCGTGATGCTCTCCCGCTTGTGCAAGGCACTCGACTGCCAGGCCAAGGAAGTCGGCGAGGCTGAGGACTGGTACGAGGGTGAGCACCCGATCCCGCTGCCCCCGCCGAACACGCTTGCCGCGCACGACCAGGAAGCCCGCATCGCGTACGAGCGGATGGCACGCCTCGGGGTCATGAACTTCCTCCCGGCGATCGTCGACACCCCGGCGTCGAAGCTGCGGGTCGAGGGGATCCGCATGTCCACCGGGGACCGCCAAGCCGACGCCGACGCCTGGGGCATCTGGCAGCGCAACCACCTCGACGCCGACTTCGCCCTTGGCGTCAAGACCGCGCTCACCACCGGCAGCGCGTTGGCGCTCGTGTGGTGGGACGAGAACCAGCGGGCGCAGGTCAGCCTCGAGCATCCGAAGCAGGCGATCGTCTGGTATGAGGCCGGGTCGCGTCGCAAGCGCAAGGCCGGGCTCAAGCGGTGGATCGACGACAACGGGTACCTGTGCGCCACCCTGTACCTGCCGTCCTGGGTCTACAAGTACCAGTCGCCGGTCCCTGAATCGCAGATGCGTTCGTGGAAGATGGCGAACCCGAACCTTCCCGAGTGGGTGCAGCGCAAGGCGTCGGCTGATGAGCCGTGGCCGCTACCGCACGGACTTGGGGTGGTGCCGCTGGTCGAGGTTCGGGCGAATGGGTCGCTCAAGCCGTGCCCGTTCGGTGGCGGTGAACCCGAGTTCGCAGGTCAGATCAACGATCAGCGGCGGATCAACAAAACCGTGCTCGACATGCTCACGACGATGGAGTACCAGGCGTACCGCCAGCGATGGGCGACCGGCTGGGGCGTCCCGACCAACGAGGACGGCACGCCCGACAAGCACCTGACGCTCAAGGCGTCGGCTGCGTCGCTCATGATCTTCGAGGACCCTGACGTCAAGGTCGGCGAGTTCTCGCAAGCGGACTTCACGCCGTTCATCACGGCGGTCGACCGTTGGGTGAAGGCCATCGCCGCCACATCAGGAACCCCGCCGTACGCGTTTCTGCTCGGCGACATGGTGAACGTGGCCGCCGACTCCCTGGCCCGCATCGAAGGCATCCAGGCAGCGAAGGTCCGCAACCATGCCCGCGTGTTCGGCGAGTTCGCCGAGGAGATCCTGCGCCTGGCGCTACTCGTCGAGCAGAACCCCGCCGCAGCCGACGTGGCGTCGTCGATCGTGTGGGGCGACTTCGAGGAGCGCACCGCCACCGAGCTCGCCGGGCTGGCGACCACGATGCGCGACCTTAGCGTCCCTGACGAGGACGTGTTCGCGGTGCTGCCCGGTGTCGATCAGCAGACCGCGGCCCGGTGGGCGGCGCACAAGGCCGCCACTGATCTCCTGTTCCCGGCTGCGCCTGTGCCGTGAACCCGCTGGACAAGCGGTACCAAGCGGCGCTCGACGTTCTCCGCAAGCGGTTCGGTGCCCATGTGGCAGCCGAGTTCGCCAAGCTCCCCTCCTACAACGAATCCGATATATCGACGCTGGTCGACGCGGTCACCCCGGCCGCGATCGTCACCGCCGACACCACCGCCAAACTGACGACCGGATGGCTTGCCAGGCGGGCTGGAACGACCGCCGTAGCTACCCCTGCTGACCTCCCGGCGTTGGACCTGCCCGAGACGCTGCGACCCGCGTTCATGACCGTGTGGGGCGCTCTCGCTGACGGCCGTTCCTTCGAGGACGCGGTCGCTGCCGGGCTGGAACGCTCCGGCAACATCGGCCGCTTCCTCGTCACCACCGTTTCCCGGCAAGCGTCCGGGTACATCGACAGCCAGTCACCGCAGATCACCGCATGGACCCGTGAGCCTGAGGTGAACGCGTGCGACTGGTGCCATCTCGTCGCCGAGAACGTCTGGCCCACCGCCGACGAAGCCTCCGCGGTGTCGCACGACAACTGCCATTGCGACGTCGTGCCCGCATAGATCGCTCAACCAACCCCGGTTGAGACGAGCCCGACAAGGGCGAACCGACCCCGACATGGGAGCCGTACAACATGCCCGACCCGACTCCTGGTGCGGACCCTACGCCCGCGCCCGAACCCGACCCGACCCCCGCACCGGAACCGGCACCCGCCGAGGATCTGGCCGCCGAGGTCGAGAAGTGGAAGCACTTCGCACGCCAGCACGAGAAGGCAGCCAAGGCGAACGCCGACGCCGCCGCCAAGTTGCAGGCGATCGAGGATGCCGCCAAGTCCCAGGCCGAGAAGGACGCCGAAGCCAGAGCCGCCGCCGAACAGAAGGCAGCGGACCTCGAGGCGCAGGTGCTCCGGCTCAAGGTCGCCGCCGCGAAGAAGCTCCCCCCGGAGTTGGCTGACCGGCTGATCGGGTCCACTGAGGACGAGATGAACGAGGACGCCGACCGGCTCCTCGCGGTCATGAAGCCCACCACCCCGCCCGCCCCCGCTGGCGGCGCTGACCAGGGACCGCAGGGTCAACCGGTCAAGCCCGCCGACCTGGACGAGCAGATCCGAGCGGCACAAGCCGCAGGCGACCACCGCCTGCTGATCGAACTCAACGGCCGCAAGTTGGCCGCGATCCACGCCGCGTCCCCCACCTGACCCAACCGGGTCCAACCCCACCTAAGGAGCAGCCATCATGGCTACCGTCACCGGTCTCGGGACCATCTACAACCTGCCCAACTACACGGGCCCTCTCATCGGCCTCACCCCGGCCGACACGCCGTTTTTCTCCGCTATCGGCGGGCTGACCGGCGGCCGTCAGACCACCTCGACGCAGTTCGAGTGGCAGACCTACGACCTGCGCAACGCCGGTCAGCCCGCGGTGCTCGAGGGCGCCGCCGCGCCGACCGCACAGGCCCGCAGCCGCTCGCAGGTCACCAACGTCTGCCAGATCCACCAGGAGAAGGTGTCGGTCAGCTACTCCAAGCTGGCCGCCGTCGGTCGCCACGACGGTCTCGGCATCGAGGCGATGAACCCCGTCCGCGATGAGACGACCTGGCAGGTCGAGCAGGCCCTCAAGCAGATGGCCCGCGATATCGAGTACTCGTTCATCAACGGCAGCTACCATCTCCCGTCGGACAACTCGACCGCCCGCAAGACCCGTGGCCTCATCGCCGCGCTGTCGTCCAACGTGACCGCTAAGGCCACGTCGACCATCACGGACCTGTCGGCCGCGACCGACACCGTCACCGAGACGAGCACCGGCCTGTCCAACGGCGACAAGATCATCTTTACCGACGTGGGCGCCTCGACCACGCTCCAGGTCGGCCGGATCTACTACGTCGTCAACAAGTCGACCAACGCGTTCAAGGTCGCCACGACCTCGGGTGGATTGGCCATCACCATCGGCTCCGCCACGGTCTCCTACCGGGTGCCGTGGACCACGGCCCTGTCGGTCGACCACGTCTCGACGCTCCTCCAGAACGTCTACGACAACGGCGGCATCTCCGAGCAGTCGACCGCTACCGTCCTGGTCAACTCGTCGCAGAAGCTCGCCATCTCCGCCGCCTACGCGGGCGCCTACGGCAAGTTCGCCGAGTCCTCGCGGACCGTCGGCGGCGTCGCCGTGGACACCATCGTGACCGACTTCGGCACGCTCAACGTCATGCTGGACCGCCACGTCCCGCAGGACGCGCTCATCGTGGCGTCGCTCGACCAGTGCGCACCCGTGTTCCTCGAGACCCCCGGCAAGGGCCACTTCTTCGCCGAGCCCCTCGCCAAGACCGGTGCGTCCGACGACGTGCAGCTCTACGGCGAGGTCGGCCTTCAGTACGGCTCGGAGAAGTCGCACGGCATCCTGACCGGCCTCAAGGTCTGACCCCATGACTGCCCCGGTGAGCATCGCTGACTACGAGGACCTGACGGGCCTCACGGTCGCCGGAACCGATTCCGAAGCCCGGGTGCAATCCCTGCTGGATCGCGCCTGGGATGCGGTGCTCACCGCGGCAGCCGGTCAGGCCATCGCGTCGACCACCTACACCGATGTGACCCTGATCCCCTACGAGGGGGTCATCTACTTCCCGCAGCGTCCGGTCACCGACGTCGCTTCGGTGTCGTTCGCCGGGGAGGAGCTGACGGAAGGGTCCGACTACCGGTGGACGCCCGGCGGCAACGGTCGCCCGGCCAAGTTGATCCGTCGTTTCGGCGGGATCGACTCGTACTGGCAGACGATCGCCGGTTTCCCGGGCGTCGCCTCCCCGCCCGCCGACGTGGTGGTGACCTACACGGCCGGATGGGAGACCGTGCCCGCCATCCTCGCCGGGATCGTGGTCGCCGTGACCCGTGCCGCGTTCGACAACGGTGGCTCCGATGGGGTCGTGTCTGAGTCGGCCGGCCCGTTCTCCGTCACCTACGAGGCGCCCCGCTCCGGTGCCATGCGCCTCACCGACGCCGACAAGGCCGAGATCGCCGCGGTCTGTGGCGTGCGTGGCCCGTCGTCGGTGCCGATCGTGTGGTCACCGTGACCGAAACGGTCACCATCCTCACCTGCACCACCACCACGGACCGCTACGGCGGCGCCGTGGACGACTGGACCGACCCGATCGAAACCGATGTGCCTGGCGCCCGGTTCGCTCCCGGGTCAACGTCCGAGGACCTCGACGGCCGCGCCGCGACCACGCAAACCGGAACCGTCTACCTGCCACCCGACACAGCGGTCACCGCCGCCGACCGGATCAGGGTGCGTGGCGTCGTCTACGTCGTCGACGGCGTGCCCGCCGACTGGCAAGGCACCCGTGTCGGCGGGTTGGCCGTGAACGTCAAGGAGGTCACCGGATGACAAAGGTCCGCGTGTCCCTCAACAAGCGTGCTGTGCGCGACTTGCTCAACAGCCCCGAGATCGTCGCCGACCTTGAGCGCCGCGCTGCCCGCATCGCCGCCGCCGCAGGACCCGGCATGGCGTCCGACGCCCAGCCCGGCAAGGTCCGCGCTCACGGCCGCGTGTGGACCGACACCCCCGAGGCGATGCTCGCCGAAGCCAGCGACCGGGCACTGACCGCAGCGATCCAGGCCGGGCGATGACGTATCCGGTCACCGTCGCCCCCGACGTGGTGGCGCTCACCCTCAACGCTCTCGCCGCTGGCATGGCCGATCCGCCCGCGATGGGCGCTGCGATCCCGAACCCGCGTCCCGACTCGTTCATCCGCGTACGGCTCACCGGTCCCGGCAAGGGCCGCACCGATCCGTGCGTCGACACCGCAGGCGTGACCGTGGAGGCGTATGCGTCCCGCACCGATGACGCCCACGACATCGCCCAGGAAGCCCGCGGTGTGATCCTCGCCATGCGCGGGGCCACCGTGGACGGCTCCCCGATCTACCGGGTTGAGGACGGCGGGCACCCCGTCGAACTCCCCGATCCCCTCACCGATCAACCGCGGTTCACGTTCACCGCCGCGATCGGTGTCCGCACCACGACCCCCTAGGAGGACCCCATGAAGGTCACTCTCGCATGGCCTCACGGCGACCACGAGCCGGGCGCAACCGTCGACCTGCCCGACGCCGAAGCCAAGACCCTTCTTCGGGACGGGTTCGCCCGCCCCGCTGACACCCCCCAACCCGGCCCCAAGGCCAAGACCACCACCAAGGAGGCCGATCATGGCCGGTGATACCACGTTCCCCCGCGTCTGGATCAACTCCGACGTGTACGTCGCCCCTGTCGGGTCGACCGCCCCGACCAACGTCGCCTCGTCGCTCGACGCCGCGTACCACGCCGTGGGCCTGCTGTCCGAAGACGGCCTGACCGAATCCCGTGAGGAGGAGTCGACGGACCACTACGCCCGTGGCGGCATCCTCGTCCGCACCACCCGCTCCAAGCACAAGCGGACCTTCAAGTTCACGTGCCTCGAGTCGAACCCGACCGTCAACGCCATCGTCAACCCCGGGTCGACCGCGACGACGACGACCGGTGTGACGACCCGCGTCCAGTACGTCCCCGACCCCGCTCCGAAGGCGTGGGTCTTCGAGGAGGTGGACGGGTCGTACACGCGTCGTCTCGTCATCGCCAAGGGCGAGGTGTCCAACGTCGGTGAGGTCAAGTCGAACGACGGCGAGATGACCATGTTCGAACTCACCGTGACCGTGTACCCGTCCACCGCGGGCGTGCTGTACCGCGAGATCACGAACGACCCGGCAGCCGCCGAGCCCTGATCGACAGCGGCGGCGGGGTCTCGGTGCAGGTCGCCCCGCCGCCGCAGTCACCGACCTGCACACAACCGAAAGGACCTGCACCAATGGGCATCTACAAGCTTTCCGAGATGATCGAACGCGCCCACATGGACGACGTGACGATCGAGCTGGCGGACGGCACGAACCTCGTCGTGCCCCCGTCGGAACTAATGCCCGACTCGCTGATGCGGCAGATCATCGCAGGCGAGATCGACGACGACGCGCTTGCTGAGGCGCTGGTCGGGTCCGACCAGTACGCCAAGTACCTCGCCGAAGGCGGGACCACGGTCCTGTTCTGGAAGATTGTCAACGAGGCGCGAGGGGCGACGCCGGGGGAATAGCGACCCTCCTCACGTTCATCGCCGACCACGGCGACACGTTGGAGGGTGACCTGCTGCGGTACTGGTCGATCGACCTACCTCGCGACCTCGGCACCAAACGGCTGACCTGGCGTCGGCTCCGGTTGCTCATCGAGCAGTTGCCCCGCGACTCGGCCACGGTGCGCAAGCTCAACCCGGACGCCGAGTGGACGCTCAACGCGCACCTGCTGGCGCTCCTAGTGGACGTGGCGAACCTCGCCAACTGGCAGCGCATGGGCGACAAGAACGCCGAGCGACCCAAGCCGATCGAACGGCCCGGCAACCGCCCCGCGCGGTCCCGGCTGAGCGTCGAGGAACGGATCGCCCAACTCAAGGCGATGGAATCAAGGAGGTAGGCGCATGGCAACCGAGCTGGCAACCGCCTACATCCAACTTGTCCCGTCGTTCCGTGGCGGCTCCCGCGCCATCTCCGATGAGCTCGGCAAGGAAGGCGCAGCGGGCGGCAAGAAGTTCGCCAAGGGCTTCGAAGGCCAGACCTCCAAGATGGGCAAGAAGGTCGCGATCGGCGCGGCTCTCGTCGTCGCTGGGGCCGCGGTCGCCAAGTTCGCCACCTCCTCCGCCAACGCGTACAAGTCCATCGGCATGGATGTGTCGAAGCTCTCGAGGCTCACCGGCATGTCCACCGAGCAGGCATCGAAGCTCCGGTTTGAGTTCCAGCAGACCGGCATCGACGCCAACAAGGGTGCGCAGGGCGTGGTGATCTTCTCCAAGAAGGTCGCCGCGTCCAAGGACGGGATGAAGGATTTCGGGTTCCAGACCCGGGACGCCAACGGCAACCTCCTGCCGATGTCGGAACTGCTCGCCAACGCCGCCGATCACCTGTCCAAGACCAAGAGCGCCACCGACCGGACCGCTGAGTCCATGAAGTTGTTCGGCCGTGGCGGCGCGGACATGGCGAAGCTGCTCGGCAAGGGCTCCGACGCGATGGCGAAGCTCGGCGACGAGGCCGGTAAGTACGGCTTGATCCTCACCGAGAAGAACCTCAACGCGGTGAAGCAGGCGACCGAGAACGAGCGTAAGCAGACCGCCGCCATGCAGGGCCTACAGGTGCAGGTCGGGCAGCACGTGTTGCCGATCATGACCAAGTGGACCGGGTTCATGGCGACCGAGATCCCGAAGGCGACCGGGTTCCTGCATGACCACGCCGGTGCGTTCAAGGTGCTAAGCGGCGTCGTCGGGACCACGGTCGCACTGTTTGGCACTTACAAGGCCGCCCTTCTCGTGACCAAGGTCGCAACCGGGGCCTGGACTGCGGTGACCTCGGCGGGGACCGCAGCCCAATGGGCGTGGAACCATGCGACAACTGCCGCCGCTGGCGCGGCTGACGCCGCTGGCGTCTCCGTTGGGACACTTGGTGCCGCTGCTGCTGGCGCGGCGGCGTCGATCGGGCTGGCCGTACTCGCCGCGCACAAACTGGACGAGGCCACCAAGTTCAAGGGAAACACTTCGTACCTGCTCGACGACCTCAAGGCCCTCGGCGCCGGGAAGGGCTCTACGGCTGCGGGCATCGAGGAAACCGGCATGTCCATCAAGGGCATGGCGAAGGCGATGGCAGACGTCGACAAAGCCGCCTCATACTCGACCACCGAACGGTGGATGGACGCGTTCAACCGGAACGCCGGGCGCGGTGCATGGGAGTCGCTGACCAACAACAAGGCCAAGAAGGCCAAGCAGAACATCGACGCCATCGACAAGGCCCTTGCCGAGATGGTTGACACCGGCGACCGGCTCGGCGCACAGCGGGCCTACGCCAAGCTGTCCGGTGATCTGATCGCCGCTGGCGCACCTGCATCGCAGGTTGCCCGCTACTTCGATGACTACTGGCACGCCGCTGACCATGCCGGGAAGTCCACCCGTGAGGTTGCGTCGGCGTCGTCCGACCTGTCGGCGAAGTGGTACGCCGGAGCGGGCAAGGCCATCGCCGACGCCACCAACAAATACAAGGCGTGGCGCACCGAGGTTGACAACGCGTGGGCGGCGCTCAAGCGGCTCACCGACTACAAGCTCGGCATCGTCGACGCGAATCTCGCCTACGCGCAGGCCGTCGCTGACCAGCAGGCGGGCGTGAAGGAACGCGGCACGGTGCTCGGCTACGGCACGCAGGCTGGGCGCGACAACATCGCCGCCGCCGAGGCGTCCCGTCGGGCGATCTTGCAGCAGGCCGAAGCCCTGCGCACCGAGAAGGACGGCGCCAAGAAGGCCGCTGACTTCATCGCCGCCCACGTCGTGCAGCTCAACGCGCAAGAGCTCGCCATGGGCTACACCCGTGACCAAGTGGACCTCCTGAACGCGGCAATGGGGATGACGCCCTCGCAGGTCATCACCGAGATGGTGACCAAGCCGCGGATCGACAAGCAGCGGAAGGCGATCGACGATTACAACGCGTGGGTTGCGGCGCATCCCGCCTACCACATCACGAACGACCAGATCATCGCCCACGGCGGCTACGGCACCGTCGACCCGGCGCTCGGCCCCGCAGCGGCTAACGCCGGGACCTACTCGTCCGTCCCGACCGGCGCCAGCATCGGCAGCGGGGGCGGGGTAAGCGGCTCTGGTGGCGTGCATCGCTCGGGCGGCAAGTCGATCGGGACCGTCAACATCTATGGAGCGAAGGACGACCGACAGATGCTCAACAAGCTTCTATGGGCGCAGGGCCGATGACGATCCCCGTTCACTCCCTTTCGTGGCCCGCTGCTGACTCCGGTGACCCGATCACCATCGGCGGCGCCGACGCGACACTGATCCTCGGTGACTCGGCCATCACCGGCCTCGGGGGAGGGCAGCACCGCACCGACTCCACCGACCGGGCCCTCGGCGGCGCGATGGGTGGCGCCTCAGTGCGTGACGTCGTGACCGTCGAGTGCGAAGCGTTCCTGCCCGCGCCCGAAGGATCATCCGACGTGCCCGGCGACCCGAACGATTGGGACTACACCGAACTGCACCGGACGATGGCCGCGATGGACGCCCGCTTCTCCCCGTACGACGTCAAGAAGCTCTCATGGTCCGGTCTGCTGTGGCCGCAGCCGGTGTGCTTCTTCGCTCGCCCCACCGGCTGCGAACCCACCATCGACGAGACAGCCACCCACGGCGGCGTCGTCGCGTTGCGGATGCAGTGGACCGCTGACGACCCGTACATCTACTCCGACGAGTACACCGAAATCGAGTTCGGGGTCGCCTGGGGTGACGGTGGGATGACCTCACCGGCCGACCACTTCACCTTCGACGTGACCAACGACGGGTCAGCCACCGGGGACACTCCGCGGGCCTGGCAACTTCGCATGACCGCCCACGGCGGCACCCTGTCGAACCCGAAGATCGAGAACCTTGACACCGGCGAGGTGTTGGCTTGGCCCGGTCTCACGATGACCGCCGGGCAGGTGCTCACCGTCGATTCCTACGGTGTCTCACGGGTGGACACCACGTGCGTTGACAGGTACATGCGGTCCGCATCCCCGCCGTTCCCTGACCGGCCGACCCTTCCGCCGGGCGCGTCGTCGATCAAGGTGTCGTGCTACACGGGCGAGTTCTCCGGCTACTTCCGGTACCGGAGCACGTGGTGACGCTGCTCGAGGTGCCGGTCGATCCGACGCTCGGCGGACCTGACCTGTTGTCGATCGGTGGCCCGTCGGTGTTGGCGCCGATCCCGGTCGCCCCGGACCCTGACGAGACGACCCCGATCGTGTACGCGACGCCGCGCCGCGGTATCCGCACGTCGCTGCTGCTGTGCCGCACCGGGACCCATGAGCCGGTCGGCGAGATCCGCACCGCCGAAGTCGTGTCATGGGATGACGACGTGGACCAGCCGGGCCAACTGGATGCGTCGGCGTCGACGTGGGACCCGGTGTGGTCGTTGGCGGGTGACGCCACGACCCGCTACCGGGGCCGGTCGGTGCATGAGGTCGACCTGAAGGCGTACGAGATGATCCTCGGCGTCGACGACGGCAACGGGTTCCGGGCCGAGGCTGGCCCGTTCGTGTTCCGAAACGGCCCGATCGACGTAGCGGATGGCCGGGTGAACCTGTCGGGGCCGGACCTGCGGGCCGTGTTCGATGATCGTCCGCTCGGCGAGATCGTCACCCGCGATCTGCTGGAGGGTGCCGGGGATTTCGGTCGCACACCGCTCGGCGAAGCACCCTACGGGTGGGTGGCTGACGCTGGGATCACTGACGTCGAGGTCGTGGCGGGCGGTGTGCACGGCACGAAGGCGCTGCGAGTCAAGGGCATCGGGTGGATCAAGTCGCCTGAGGTGTCGGTGCCCGGTCACCCTGAGGTCGGATCGTCGATCGAGGGGTCGGTGTTCGGCAAGTTCCCGGCGTCGGTCGCCCCTGGCACGCCGGTCGTGCAGACCCGGGTTAAGGTCGCCGGGGCGCTCACCGCGTCGAACCTGGACGTGACGGCCCGCAAGGCCGGTGCCCGGCCCGACAACGGCACCCGGTGGTCGATGGACCCGATCAGTTCCGGCACGACCACCCCGCTCACGACGTCGACATGCCGGGCGTGGATGGAGCTCTACAGCGGCTCCGCCACCGAGTGGACCTACTTCGATCTGGCGGTCATCGGCCGCGGGGAGCTGACCGGTTACCTCGAGCCGGTGGACTTGGCCCGTTACCCGGTGCGGATCATCCGTGACGCGCAGTACGGTCCGGGTGGCACCACGTGGGGGATCGTGACGCAGATCATGGACCTGTGCGGCTCGGAGGATCAGATCACGTGGCAGCACAACGAGCAGCCATGGGTGGGTTCGGCGCTGGATTCCGTCCTGTCCCGCGATGACGGCCCGGAGCTTCAGCTTCTGCCGTCCGGTGTGGTGCGCGTGTGGGGTCAGCGGCGCGGCCGGGTCCGAGGCGATGTGCTGCTGGGGCCGAACGTGATCGTGTCGCCGAAGTGGGCGCAGGACCCGGGCGCCGAGGTCGACGACTTCATCATGGGCACCGAGCGGGGCACCGGCACGTCGATGGTGGCGTCGAAGGTGTCCCAGCCGTCGACCGCGTACCGGCATCGGATCGCTGCGTTTGAGCGGGCACCGAACGGCCGCCCGTTGAACCAGGTGGATCGGTTGGCGGCGCGTCGAGCGGAGTTGGCGGCACGTCGTCAGATCACGGCGACGGTGCGGGTGCCGTGGTACTACGGCCGCAAGATCGGCACTGGTGACACGGTGCCGATGGTGCAGGCCGATGGGCTGATGGGCACGTGGTCGCGGCCGGTGCGGGTCCTGAACCGCAAGATGGTCCCTGGCGCGTACGCGGTTGATCTGACTGTCGGGGTGGCGTGATGTTGGACCGTGGCCCTGGTGGTGTCCGGCGTCGAGGGTTCTTCGGGTCCGTCGGTGATTACGTGCGCACCCCGATTCGGGGTGGCGTGGTGGAGACGGTTGAGTCCCTGGTGAACGCGGTTCCGCCGTCCGCGTCAACGTCAGTTAGCGGGGGATCGTTCACGCAGGTCGCCTATTCGGTGTCGGACGG